AAAAAAGGACCAAGTAAAACAGGTCTTGGAGTTCAAACAGGATTACCTGGTTTAGATAGAATTCTAAATAGAGATAATTCTGCACTTGTAAAAAAGTTTAAAAGATAGGAATTTATAGATGGCATATGTTCTTGATAAAAAAGTAGTAAAGGATACTAAAGCATTTAATGATTATGCTTATGGTATTACTTTGCCTGTGAAACGAGGTAAAACTGGTTTCTTTGAACAATCTTTTTCTTCATTTGAACAGGCTAAGACAAATTTAAAAAATCTTTTGTTAACTAAACAAGGTGAAAGAGTAATGCAACCAAACTTTGGTACTGGATTACATTCTCTTTTGTTTGAACAAATGACAGATGATTTTGAAAATAAGTTAACAGAAACCATAACTAAGAGTGTTGGTTATTGGTTACCATATATAAACATAGAAGAAGTTGATATTAAAATGACTGATGAAATGAAAGATATGCACAGAGCAGATATGAACATTAAGTTTACAGTTGGTAACCAAATAGAAACACAAGAGATAACATTTAGAATTCAGGAGTAATAAAGGATGGCTTTAAATAGTGTAACAAAAAGAAGTAATCAAGGGAGAGATATAAAATATCTTAATAAAGATTTTGCTAAATTCAGACAAAATCTAATTGATTACGCAAAAGCATATTTCCCAAAAACTTATTCTGATTTTAATGAATCATCACCAGGTATGATGTTTATTGAAATGGCATCATATGTGGGTGATATACTTTCATACTACACAGATGATACTTTAAAAGAATCATTGATGTTGTATGCAGAAGATAAGGAAAATGTTATTGCATTGGCCTCTTATTTAGGATACAAACCAAAAGTAACTTCACCTGCTATTGTTAAACTATCTGTTTACCAATTAGTACCAGCTACTGGTAGTGGTAGTACAATACGACCAGATTATGATTATTCACTAAGAATCAAAGAAGGTATGGTATGTGAATCAAATGGTGGAATTATTTTTAGAACAACCGAACTTTTAGATTTCAATGATGAAACAGATAGAGAAGTTGTTGTATATCAAAGAGATTCAAACACAAACGAACCAACACAATATCTAATAAAAAAATATGTAAATGCAATTTCAGCTGAATTAAAAACAACATCTGTTCAGTTTGGTACTGCTCAACAATTTTCACAAATAAGATTAGCAGATACAAATATTATTGATATCTATGATGTAAGAGATTCAAATGGAAACAAATGGTATCAAGTTCCTTATCTTGCACAAGAAATGGTTTATGTTGACTACCCAACTTCAGAACAAACAGATAAAGATTTAGCACAATTTAAAGATTCTGTATCAAGTGTTTTAAAACTTATAAAAACATCAAGAAGATTTACTACAAAGGTAAATGAAGATAATACAACTTCAATAATATTTGGAGGAGGTAACTCAACCTCATCAGATGAAACATTAATACCAAACTTTAAAAATGTTGGATTAGGATTAAATTCATCCATAGATAGATTGGGTGCATCATTTGACCCTGCTAATTTCTTAAAAACTAAAACATATGGACAGGCTCCTGCAAATACAACATTGACTGTTTCTTACTTAGTAGGTGGTGGAGTTGAATCCAATGTTGCTTCAAAAGAAATAACAAGAATTAATTCTATTTCGTTTGATGAAGATACGAGTGTATTTGGTTCGGCAGAATTAGCACTTTATAACAGAATGAAAGCTTCTGTTGCAATAGAAAACGAATTACCAGGTAGAGGAGGTAGAGGTGCAGAATCTATCGAAGAGATTAGAGAAAATTCATTAGCAAACTTTGGTTCACAAAACAGAGCGGTAACAAGAAAAGATTATCAAGTAAGAGCGTTATCGTTACCTCCAAAGTATGGTGGTGTTGCAAAAGCATATTGTGCACCAGATGGAGAGTTAGATAATAATTCACCTTCATCTATTTTAAATAATCCTGATTCATTAGAAGAATTTGCAGGATTAGTTCAATCATTAGGAAAACAAAACCTAACAGAACAACAAACAAAAGATGAATTGAGAAAATTCTTAAGTGGAAAGAAAAATAACATAAACGAAAAGAATAATCCATTTGCAATTAACTTATATGTACTTGGATATGATTCAAGTAAATATCTAACATCATTAAATAAGGCTATTAAAGAAAACCTAAAAACTTATTTAGGAGAATATAGAATGTTAACTGATGGTGTTAATGTTATTGATGGGTTTATCATAAACATAGGTGTAGATTTTGAAATCAGAGTTTATGGTGGATATAATAAAAGAGAAGTTCTTACACGATGTATAAATGAATTGAAAGATTACTTTAACATCGATAATTGGACATTTAATATGGCAATCAACATTTCTGAAATAGAATTACTGATTGCAGGAGTAGAGGGAGTACAATCAGTACCTAAGTGTGAAATTACTAACAAGTGTTTAGGAAACTATTCATCGCATTCATATAATATACAAGATGCAACTAAAGGTAAAATGGTTTATCCATCTTTAGACCCATCTATATTTGAAGTGAAGTTTCCTAACAAAGATATTAAAGGGAGGGTTGTATAATGTATTATTTTGTAACGGCATCAAAAGATGCAACGATTTACTTACAACAACCAACACAAAACACAGGGTTGGATGAGATATTAGAAGTTTCTAAAACTTATTATGGAAACTTAAAAGATATTGCTCACACACTAATCAAGTTTGATACAACATCACTTTCTCAATCAATAGTAAGTGGAGATGTAACTATGAGTTCGGCTGAACTTATTCTAAGAGAAGCTGATTCATCTGATGAAATACCAACAGATTACACAATATATGCATATGCGGTAACCCAATCATGGGATATGGGAATCGGTACAAGATTTGATGAAATCAGTACAGATGGTGTTTCTTGGGATAAAGTTAGAACAGGTGTTAATTGGATGACACAAGATTCACATTCAGCAGATACTACTGGCTCATTTAATGGTAAAGGTGGAACTTGGTTTACTGGTTCATATTCAACTCAATCATTTTCATACGAAACAACTGATATTAAAATGGATGTTATTGATACAATGACTTCGTGGATTAGTGGTTCTATACCAAACGAAGGATTTATTTTAAAATATTCATCTTCATTAGAAAATGATACAAATGATTACGGTCAATTAAAATTCTTTTCAAAAGAAACAAATACTATTTACCAACCTAAATTGAGAATTGGTTGGGATGATTCTTCGTTCTCTACTGGCTCTTTAACAGAACTTACCGCTGATGATATTCATGTAACATTCAAAAGATTAAAGGCCAGATATAAGCGTGGAAGTAAACCTGAAATCAGAGTTTTTGGTAGAGAGAAATATCCTCTCAAAACATACACCAACACATATTCTTACACAGATGTAAAATATTTACCATCTACTACTTATTACCAAATAAAAGATGTAATCACAGAAGAGATAATTATACCATTCTCAGATTACACAAAAGTTAGTTGTGATTCGAGTGGTAACTATTTTAAATTAAACTTAACAAGCTGGGAATACAATAGAGATTACTATATTGAAATTAAAGTAGATAGGGATGGTGTTATAGAATACTTTGTAGATAAGGATTTAACTTTTACAATAGAGAAATAAAATGAGTTTACAAGATAGATTTAGAATTGATGAACTTGTAAAAAAAGGTTCAAAGGCAACGAAGATAGATGCATCTAAAGGAATTGTTGTGCGTAAAGTTGATGGAAAGGAAGTAAAACCTGCTTCATTAAAAAAAGATAAACCATTTGGAACTGAACAAATTAGAGGAAAACAAATACAACCAAAATTAAAAACCGATTTATTAGAACCACAAGAACAAATACAGGAAGAACAAACATCATTTAGTGGTGAAACATCAGCTCCTTTAGAAAGACCGTATTACGATGAAGAGCAATTACAAAAGGCAATTGATATAAAAGTTGATGAGTTAATAAAAGAAAAAAAACCACCAAGAGGTAGGTATATTAAATATGAAAAATATGAAGATAAACTTACTGAAATTGAAAGATTAATAAATAAAAATGGTGAGTTAACAGTTGAAAATGCCGATTTATCTTCTATAATATCAACACTTGAATCTGAAATATCAGATTTACAAAACCAAGTAATTGCTGCTGAAACATTAACACGAACTGTTCAATCAGAATTTGATGCTTTAACTAAACGATATGAACAACTATTATCTGATTTCCAAAACTCGGTTTTAAAAGGAACTAAAGAAGGAATAGAAAGAGTATCGTTAACTGCACAAACACGAGGGTTGGGTGCACAAAAAGAAACACTAGCATCTCAATTAGAATCTGAAAAAGAGATTGTTAAATCGTTACAAGCTGCAAATCAAACACTCCAACAAACAATTGAAACAAACCAGCAAATTGCTCAACAACAGATTCAGGCAGCAAACCAACAAGTTAAAGCAGCTCAAGCAACAGCATCAACCGCGGCAAACTCTAAGAAGAAAAAAATTATTTGTAATGAACTTTATCATCAAGGGTATTTACCACAACACATTTGGGATGCGGATGAACGATGGGGTGATAAAAGATTCGTTACAGACCCTAAGTTGGTTATTGGATATCAAATGTGGGCAAGAAAAGTTGTGGAGTTTATGAGAAGAAAACCTCAGTACACTCCAATTATATATTTCTTATGTAAACCATGGACAGAATGGATGGCATATGATTTAGGTGTATTGCCGAAAAATAATCTAAGAGGACAGTTTACTCAATGGGTAGGTAGATATTTCTCTTATATGGTTTATGATTTATATGGTGGAGATAAACTTTATCAGAGATATTTAAATAGTAATTAATTATGGCAATTAAAGAGTTTAAAGAAATAGTAGACCGAAAGGGTTATTTAGTTGAATCTGAGGATAGAAAGATATTCGAACAAGAGTTAACTAAATCAAACTATGGATTGGGTTGTAATGATATGATTGAGTTCATACTTTATGATTCTAATGACAATCAATTGCCCCAAGGTGAAGATGGAAAGTTAGTAAGATATATTTCAACAGATGATGAAGATTATAAAAAATATTTCTTAAATTTACCAAAAAATCCTTATACAAACAAAATGAATGATTCTGAAGATTATGTTGTTGATTTACAACAACTAATATTAGATTCAGGATATAATAATGGTATCTTTAAAACTCAAGTAACATTTCTAAACAGAAGAGTTGGTTCAGAAATAGGATTAGATAAAACATGGATACACGAAATATCACCATCTCGAACAGAAGTAAGAATTCTTCCTCTAAAAAATAAAGCAGTAGATAAAGATTTAGAAAAAAGATATTCAGTTTTTACAGATAAAAAACAATTTAGAGATGATATAATTTATAATATAAGAGAATATGTTGATAGTATTAATTTAGATAAAATAAGAGATTTTATTACCCTTAGAAAAGGAACTGAATCTGATGGTAAACAATATATTAACTTAATTAAGAAAGAATTCAAAATCAATGATTTTGATATATTTTTACTAAAGATTAGAGATAAGTGGATTGAATCTATCAAATATTATGTAGATGGATATGGTTGGGATATTAATAATTTAAACTACGGCAAACCTCTTGGTAACGAACAAGAGTGTATTGAGCTTTCATTAAAAGAATTACAATCTGATTTAGAAACTTCTTTAATAAACATTATAGATAAATTTTTATTTAAAAGAGATATTATAAAAGATAGTATTTTAACAAAAGAAGAACAAATAACTTTAGATAAAGTAAAAGATATTTTAAAAACATCAACATCTACTTCAGTATATGAAAGTTCTATACCAGACAGTATTAGTGGAGTAGTAAGAGGATGTACAGACCCTAATTCTAAAAACTATAATCCAGAAGCAACAGAAGATGATGGTAGTTGTTTATATGAAGAAGAAGATTTAGTTGTTAAAGGGTGTACAGACCCAACTTCACTAAATTATAATCCACTTGCAACAGTAGATGATGGAAGTTGTGAATATGCCGAAGAAGTAAATATTGTTAAAAAGAAATATTATGTATGGTCTGATAGAGGAGAAATAAACTATGTAGATAAAAATGGAGTACTTCAGAACCTAAGTGGTGTAGAGTTCGATTCGTTTACAGTAGTACATCAAGTTAATAAAGTAACTTTTATTGGAGATGTTAGAGAAGTACCAAAAATAACAAGAAAGAAAACTACATATTTTTATAGAATTATAAATCAATCATCAATAAAAAATTATAGAACTCCAAACTATGATAGAGGTTATATTGATTTTGATTTCAATCAAAATTATATCTTTAGAGAAGGAGCATATGGAAACACATTTACTTCAACATATAATTTTGAAGATAGTGGAGCAGGTATTTTAGGATTTAAAGGACAACCTATAGCCGTATCATATAAAGATGAATTAGGAAACACAGTTACATCACTTGAAATAGAAATTGGAGGTTCTATTACAGTATGTGCACAAGAAGGAAGTATATCAGAAATACCTGGTATTAAAGTTATAAAGGGTAATCTTTGTGGAGAAGGCATGGTAACTCAAACTCCAACAACTCCAAGTACAGGAGCAGGCTCTGGTGGAGGAGGTGGTTCATTTAGAGATGAAGTATTATTTGATGAAGGTGGGGGAGACCCAATAAACCCATATACTAATCCTGGTGATTTCGAAGGTGGACCAGTAAATATAAGGAATATTAAGTAATGGCACAAAGAGATAAAATATCGTTTGACCAACAATCAACCCAAGTAGAATCATTGGGAGGATATGATATTGTTGATAACTTTGGTGTAAGAGATGATGTTCTTTTAGAATCACCCTCTGGTGGTGGAGGAAGTTCAAAGCCTGTAAATATTATTAGAGGATGTACAGACCCAACTTCACTAAATTATAATCCACTTGCAACCGTAGATGATGGAAGTTGTTCTTATTCTGTACCAACTCAACCTATAAAAGATAAGAGTATAGAATTAAGTTTAAACGCTAATCAACCATTTAGAGATATACTTTTAGATGGAAAAAGAGTAGATAAACAACAAAAAAATACATTAGTACTTTCTGCTAAAGAAGTTCTAACTCCAAAAACTATTACTATTTCCAATGTTAATGGTAGAGCCAAAGAAGAATATACTATCTTTGCATTAAAACAAACACTAACAAAAGAAATAAAACCTATTGTAGATTTATTACCAGAAGAGGATGTAATTT